ATACCAATTGCCATTACGGAAGATGTAAGAGTATTCTTCACCATCAGCAAAGAACTCATCCATATCTTTATCAAGACGAGGAGGACAATCATCACCACGTTGAGAATAGTATTGAGGTCCATAAACACCTTTCACACCACTATCGTCCCAACGTTCATCAGTCCAACAGCAACTCATATCACCACCATCAATCAGTTCTTCGGCAAGTGATTTGGCATTATAGTGAGTATTCAAAATACGACCCAACCAAGAGGGATAACCATCCCAATGGTGGTACACAGAAAGAATTGAACCATTAGAAAGTTCAAGACCAATACGAGAACGAGTACCCATTTGCTTTGCTTGATTACTCTGTAATTATAGCACCTCTTTGAGTGCTTTGGAGGTCTTATGTGCCAGTCCTTATGGTGGCACAATGTATAAGTGGAAGATAGGAGACTCGAACTCCTAACCTTAGCCTTGCAAAGGCTCTGCTCTACCAATTGAGCTAATCCCCCTTTTTGGTGGCGGGGGGAGGAATTGAACCTCCTTCCTGAAGCTTATGAGACTTCTGTGCAACCGTTACACTTCCCCACGATGATGGGTATCGAGTGCCCGACACCCGCAGAAGACACTTTCTGCGATTTTCACTGCATTAGAGGGCAGTGAATAAGAGAGTTAGGCAGGTGCGGTATGCGTCGTGCGTTTCAGAAGTGTCACCGACTCCCATGCTCCTTTTTTTCTTTCCTTACCTTTCTCAATTTGAAAGAATCGGACATTTCCAATCCTTTCAACTCCCCCACCTCGATTCGAACGAGGAACCTTAGAGTTAACAGCTCTCTGCTCTGCCGTTGAGCTATAGGGGAATAAGAAACCTTAGGGTTTCAAGCGAAATACCGGATTCGAACCGGTGACATCCAACTTGGAAGGATGGCGTTCTACCACTGAACTAATTTCGCATGAGACAATTATAAGAGATAAACTCCAAATTGTCAAGCGTCTTGGGAGGGACTCGAACCCCCGACCAACTCATTAGAAGTGAGTGGCTCTATCCATCTGAGCTACCAAGACATGAGACAATCATACCAATTTAGGATTTCATTGTCAAGGTGGGCAGGGAGGGATTTGAACCCCCGTAGGCAGAGCCAGCGGATTTACAGTCCGCCTCCATTAACCACTCGGACACCTACCCAATGAAACTATTATACTAGTCTTTGAATCAGTCGTCAACCCAGGAGGCACGAATTCTCATTTCTCCTCCAAGTGCTTTACATTCATCAGTATAACACAAAGTTTCATCAATTGCTTTTTCAGAATATCGTGGTTTATATTTTTTATCTGCTTCTGCAATAATACGATTATATTCTGGTGTAACAGCATCAATTGCTCTATCTACATCTCTATGAACTCTTCGATCAAGTTTCTCTGGATCTTTGATAATAAAGTCGTTGATGATCGTTTGTGGAAAATATCGCCTTTGAACTTCATCAAATAAATCCCATATAGTATTTTCTTTAATATGAGTGCATTGGGAAAGTGTTGCAATAATAGAACTCAATACAATTCCTATGATTGCATATTGTTTTATGTCTGGTTTTTTCTTTCCAAAATTGAAGTTCATTCCAAACCCATCAAATAAACTCTAAGAGACTCTTTAAGTTGTTCTTCTGTTAGATTTGGTTCAAGCGCCAAATAAGACTCTAAGACAAATTTGCAATGATTTTTTAAGGAAATATCACTACTATAATTTAAAATTTCTGAGACAACTTTTGTTGAAAGTTTCATTTGAAAAAGGGAAGATTTCTCTTCCCATATTTATTCAGACTTCTGCTGGAGTTAGACGGGATGCATAATCATAGGCATATGATGTTCGGGATCCATGACATCCCCAACCAATCCAACTATAAGCATCGCTCATATAAGAATAAATTGAACGGCCATTAGTTTTCATACGGTCTTCAATTTTTTTCCATTGAGTTTCGTTTGTAAGATAACGAAGTTGCGTATGAAGTGATGATGGGGAACCACCATACTTCTTAGCAAAATCACCCAATCCATGATAACGATTGGCAGATGTCCATTGAATCAAACCATAACCACCGTAGCAGTTATAATATGATCTTCTGCTACCACCTTCACAAACATTAGCTTGGAATGTTGATTCCTGCTTAATATTTCCCAGAATAGTAGCAAGGGCGTTTTTGTCTTTAATTCCAATGTCCTGAAAATAATTCAGGGCAACATTTTCATTTTCATTACACCCTTTACAAATTAGCCTTTTTTCTTTTGGCTTTTCGGGAGCAACCGTTTTGGTCGCTGTCTTTGATGTAGGCTCCTCTTGAATAATAGAATATGGTGGCGGGGCACTCAAGGGAGGAGGAAACACTGAAGGCAGTGTTACCGAACTAGTTGTAACCGATGCCAAAAGTGGCAGGGCTACTGTAAAGAAGTTTTGCATTTAGTTTAATAGAACTCTACATCCCAATAGAAGGGGGGTACACCGCCCCTCTCGGGGGGCACCTTCCTGGGCTCTAATTGTCACTCACTTTCTCATTACCAAAAAACCCACCTTTTGTGTGGGTTTGAAAATATTATAAGTGATTATTTAGGTTTTGTCAAGAATTTGGTTTACCGAACATCGATTTCTTGATCTCCCCATTCATTGGTTTCAATGCAAAGATAATCAATTTCATCTTTACCTTCAAGATCCAACCATTCTTCAAACTCTAATACAAGAGCAAGAGCAGTGTCATAGTCGTCAATAGATCTGATTCTTTCAATTGCCCAATCACGTATTTGAACGACAGGTTCAATCTGTGTTTCCATAATAATCTTTTCGGAAGTACCTGTTGAGGATGTTGCTATTGTAGAACCTTGGGGTTCCATTGTCAAGTGCTTCCGTGAGGACATTGTTTGTGAAGAGTTGTCGCGTCTCTTCGAAGTTTGTTTTGCCCTTTGTTTTATGTAATGAAATAATAGTTCTTGTAAAATTCTCTTTACCAAATTTTTCAACATCATCTTTTAGTTCTGGACATGATCCATAATATTTTTTCCAATCAGACTCTGATTTAACTTTTCTAAATTTTCCCTTCGGTGTGCGGAAACTCCAGAAATATTTTCTACCAATATAGTCCCGACCAGTTGTAGTGCAGTGAATATGATAAACAAAACCAAAATAATCTTGAATATTATCAGACTCAAAAACTTCACCATTGTAGATCCACGGATTAGTATAACTGCAACTCATTCACATAGTCAATCGCTTTATTGAGGTATTTATGTGCCAGTTGTTTTTCTTGCCAGGATGTGTTTTCATTTTCAAGTTGATGCTTTAATCCATCAAGTCTTGCTTTTAATTCGTAAATGTCTGTAAAGTGAACCATAAAAAATAGAGGAGTGTTACCTCCTCTATCTATAAATTTTAGATTAATTATTACAATTTAAAACCACTAAATGTGTCCTTTTTCACATCTTGTTTAATTCCACCGACTACATAACTTTCTACTTCGGTTTCCTGGGGAGCCACCTGGAGTCCTTTAGAGGAAATCCAGTGCTGAGTCCAAGGAAGCGGGTTATTGTTTGCTGAAATATCGTATTGTGGTTTAAGTCCTATTGCCTTGAGTCTTCGATTTGCAATCCATTCAACATATTGCTGAAGTAATTTATCATTAAGTCCAATCATGCTACCATCTTTGAACAGATAATCTGCCCATTTCTTTTCTTCATTTACTGCACGATCAAACATTGCATAAACCCATTCTTCCTCTTCTTTTGCAATCTGTTGCATTTCAGGATCATCACCTTCTCTCCACTTATTCAGAATATTCTGAGTAAGTGCTAAATGTTGATTTTCGTCTCGTGCGATGAGACTAATGATTTTAGCGGATCCTTCCATAAGCTTAAGTTCACCAAAGGCGAAACTACAAGCAAAACTAACGTAGAACCGAATACCTTCAAGAATGTTAACGTTTGCGACTGCTCTGTACAATTTTCGTTTGACATCATTGATTGTTGCTTTTGCGTATGAGACTCCTTCAAGATTGTGCATCCAAGTATCAGATGCACCATACTGTTGTGCTGATCGAATAAAATCATCATAAGACTCTGTAACGCTCTTAGAACGCTCCAGAATACGCTCATCATGAATAATAGTATCAAACACTTCAGAAGGATCCGAATAGATGTTTTTGATGATGTAGGTATAAGAACGACTATGAATCATCTCCATAAATTCCCATACTGTCATACACGCCTCAAGTTCAGGAAGTGAACAATAAGGCAAGAATGCCATACCAGGTCCACGACCTTGAACAGAATCAAGCATAATCTGATACTTCAGATTAGAAGTATAGATATGCTTTTGTTCTGGACGAAGTGTTTGATAATCTCCACGATCCTTCTGAAGAGACACCTCTTCAGGTCTCCAGAAATATCCAAGTTGCTGAGTAGTCAGTTTTTCAAAAATGGGATATTTGTAAGAATCATATCTTTGAACTCCCTGAGGAGCTCCAAAAAACATTGGTTGTTTTTTTCTGTCAATATCGTCAGTATTAAAAACTGTCATTCCTTTAATTGATGTAGATTCTTCAGTAGAAGAAATTTTAAACTGAACAGGATTCACACTCTCCCTCCTTTACTGAACTTAACTCACTTAGCAAATCTTGAAGATTGGGCTTCTCTTCTACTACCTCATCAGTCTTAATATCGTAAGTATTTTGGTAGTAAGATGTTTTCCACCCGTACTTGTATGTAGTCAAAAAGTCATTTGCCATTACGCTAACAGGAACTTCATTATCTGGATAATTCTCTGGATTATAGGACCAGTTTCCAGAAATTGCTTGATCAAAGAACTTTTGCATAACTGCAACAATATTAATATAACCAGTATTCCCAGACATATCCCAAAGAAGCGTATAATTGTTTTTGAGAGTTGCATACTGAGGAACAATTTGTTTGAGAGGACCTTTCTTAGACTTTTTGATTGAAAGGAACCCTCTGGGTGGTTCGATGCCATTGGTTGCGTTAGAGACGACGGAACTGCTCTCTGAGGGCATTTGAGCAGATAGTGTGGAGTGTCGGAGTCCATACTCTAAGATAGATGCTCTGAGTGCTTCCCAGTCGTGCTGAAGAACAATAGAAGAAATTTCATCCACATCTCTCTTATAAGTATCAATTGGAAGAATGCCATCAGAATACTTAGTACGACCAAAGTATTCACAATGACCCTTTTCTTTAGCAAGTTGATTAGATGCTTTGAGTAGATAATACTGGAATGATTCTGCAAGTCCATGGACTGCATCCCATGCTCCCTGAGACTCATAATTATGACCAAGTTTGGCAAGATAATGCGCCAAACCAATAAATCCCACGCCAAGGGAACGACGTGCCTTGGTGCTAATTTCAGCAGCAATTACAGGATATTTTTGATAGTCGATCAATTCATCCAAACTGCGAACAGAAAGGTCACAAAGATCTTCCAGTTCTTCATCAGACTTGACTTTGCCGACATTGATAGCAGAAAGAATGCAAAGAGCAATCTCTCCAGTAGGATCATCAATGTGCTGAAGAGGGTATGTGGGAAGAGTGATTTCTTGACACAGATTGCTCATCTCAACTTTATCCTTAAAGGAAGAGTGAAAATTACAATGGTCAATATTCATAATGTAGATACGACCCGTTTCAGCACGTTCTTTGAGGAGACTAAGAATAAGTTCCTGTGCTTTAACAGTTTTCTTTTGAATGGACGGATTGTTTTCGTATCCAATATAGAGAGAGTCAAACTCAATTGTTCCGAAAGCATCATAAAGTCCAGGGACATCATGTGGAGAGAAAAGCGTGATCTCACCGTCTTGAATAAATCTTTCATAGAACAACTTACTAATTTGAATCGAATAGTCCAACTTACGGACACGATTATCTTCAGTACCTTTGTTATTTTTAAGAACTAAGATATCTTGGATTTCTTGGTGCCAGATAGGAAAGTGAACTGTAGCAGAACCACCTCTGATGCCGTTTTGTGTGCAGCATCGTACAGTTGCTTCAAACTTCTTAAGGAAGGGGACCACGCCTGTGTGTTGTACCTCTCCACCTCTAATTTTAGAGTTGATACCACGGATTCTACCTGCGTTGATACCGATACCAGCCCTTTGTGCGACATACCTACCAATAGCCATATCGCTACTAAAGATACTATCGAGGGAGTCATCAACATCAACGAGAACACAAGATGCAAATTGCCTGAGAGGTGTTCTAACTCCTGCCATGATTGGCGTTGGGATGTTGATTCGGTGTTTGCTGATTGCGTCATAATACCTCTTGACGTATGAGAGTCTTGTTTCTTTTGGATATTCTGCAAAGATAGTCAGAGCAATCATCATATACATGAATTGTGGAGTTTCATATACTCCTCCAGTACTTCTGTCCTGAACAAGATACTTATCAACTACTTGACGAAGACCTGCATACGTGAACAGATAATCTCTATCATGACGAATAAAAGAATTTGCAGAATCAATTTCTTCTTTTGAATACTTATTGAAAATATCATTATCATATACTTCATGATTTACACATTGATAGATGTGTTGCTCAAGATGAGGTAGTTCCTGCATCTTTCCATAAAGTTGTTTGCGAACTGCAAAAAGAAGCAAACGAGCAGCAACATATTGATAATTGGGATGATCCAAATCAATCAAATCGGATGCTGAGCGAATCAAAATTTCTTGAATCTCTCCAGTAGTAATTCCATCATAAAATTGAATACCAGATTGCATTTCAACTTGCGATGCAGAGACGCCCGCAAGACCCCTACATGCCTCTTCAACCATCACATGCATCTTATCAAGGTCAATACCTTCAATTGACCCATTTCTTTTTTGAACTTTAAGACCGTTGCTCATATTTTCTTCCAGGTGTTAAATTTGAGTTTTGCTTCTAAACCAGAATAGTTGCTACATTCTACCATACGTTGCACATCACGTCCAGCAAGAACCATATCATTGATATCCTTTTCTTTGATGTGCGAGTTCCAAATCACAACCTTTTCTCCGCGATCAATACACTTTGAGATCCTATTGAGGATTTCTTGATTTCTTGGTTCGTTATCATAGATCCACACAGGATTGCTAATCCCCCACTTACTAACATCACCGTCAGCTCCGCAAAGAGCAATCGCATTATGAATGAATGTTGAGTCAAATGGTCCTTCGGTGATGTAGACAGTTTCAGTTTTTTGTATTTGATCAAGACCATAGATTTTTGGTGCGTCATTATTAATCATCACGGTAATATATTTAACCTTGCTCGGACCAAGTGCTCTGCCTTGAAATCCGACTAACTCTTTATTATAAAAAAGAGGAATAATAATTCTTGGTTCATCGTATTTTATACTATCAAAAGTATGAACTAAAGAATTAGTCCATTCTTTGAATTTTTCGGCATAATAAAATTTATCTGGGTTTAATTTTCTTTTAATCAGATATTCTTTTGCAACAGGATTTGTTGATGCTTTGGGTATACTTAGTTCTTCTGGTTGTTCGCGTTTTATAAAAACTGGTGCTTTGAATTCAAACTTTGGTTCTTCCGCAGTAAAATTTCTTCCAGTATGACCCTCTTTAAACTTTTCAAACATATACTGCTTATGAATTGCAGTATCTAATTGTTTGAGAAAATTATTAAAAGAGATATTCACTCCACAATTATGGCACTTGAAATTTGTATTATTCTTTACTTGATACAGATATCCTCTTGCCTTGTTTTTATTTTTTTGAGAATCTCCACAAATTGGACAACGAAAGTTATAGAGATCTGCCTTTATCCTCTTAAACTTTTGAAATCGTGAAGATATCAAATTGATGTACTTAACATCAATAAAATCCATAATCAAATGATAACCAGTTCATCTATTCTATCAGATTATCTTGCTTTGTCAAGACAAATGGATGTCATGATTGCTGTCCATTTGATGACAGAATTGGTAAGTTTTTGAAGCGAGTAAAGTGTTGTTTTCTTTTTCGTTTTCATTGGCATCTTGTGCCAACACTTTACTATTTATTTTGATTGATGTTGCTGAATATCTCTTGCATCTTGCATTCCACCAGGAGTCCACCATCCTGAGGCAAGTGTCGAGAGTGCTGATGCCAATACTGCAAGTAAAACCCCACATCCTATGGTCATCCATTTAATTTTTGATACTTCTCCTATTTCTTTTTCAAGAGATGTAATTCTTTCATTAGATTTTTTATGATCTTCTGCGTTTTCACCACGAACATCATCAATCATCTTAAGAAACAAATCATCAGTTTTGTTACACTGATCTATTTTTTCATCGTGAACTGCAAGCATTTTAATTACGTTGGTATTTACTTCACTTAACTTTTGTATGGCATCGTCTAACTTGTTTACAATACTGATAAAATCTGCAAATTTTTGCTCTAAAACAGCAACTTTTACTATTTCGTCTGACATTTTAGGTAAAGCAAAGTATGGTGATTAGGTAAAGAGCACTTTGCTAATATAGTTCGACTGTTGAAATTATTTATTCTTTGGCCATCTTTTACGAGAACCAGGAGGTAATTTAATTTGAGGACCTTTTCTTTTTGTCATTCCCATTACAGGATCAAATCCAACTAATCCTTGGTTTCCTTTTGAATCCGTCTGACTTCCACCACCTCCTCCTTTACCGGGAGGATTTGCCGTCATCATTTCTTCTCTAATAAGATTAATTATCCAATCCAGTTTCTTCTTTTCCATTATAGATTTTGTAGAGTTCTGATAGACAATTAAGATCAACTTTAATATCATGTATTCCAGATTTTGGATATTCAGGAAGCCTTCCCAAAAAAATAATAAAACTTTTCATCGTAGACCAAAGTTCTTTTTCTATTTTAAAAAAAAGCATTGGAGTTGTTGCTTCTCCAAAAATATTATATAGAACGATAAAATGATTAAGAAGAAGGTGAGTTTTTAGCTCACCTGTATTCTTATATCTTTTCAAAAGTCTTTTGATATATTTGAAATGATTTAGGTCTTTATCAAAATCTTCTCTGGTTACTGCTTGAGGATTTTCATAATGTTTAATTGCAAATAAAAGGAAGTTATCCTCATTCAATTCATTGAAAATCATTTAGTATCAAGCAGTAATTGTCAATGTAGTAGTACCGATACCTACAGGAAGTCCAGTATCTCTATGCACTGACAGGTAAGTTCCAGCGCCACCAACATTACAAATAAGATCAGAAGAAAGTGTTTTTGTTACGGGACCACCGCCAGAAAAATCGGTAATAGTGCCAACAACACCAGCAGCCAAATCAATCGAAAGAATAGTTCCTATTCCAGATAATGCAACTGGAACTGGGAAAGCAAATGCAATTCTATTTGAAATCTGACCATTAAATGTGTCTACGACATAACCATCAGAATTAGTATAATTTACTACAGAAGTACCAATAGAAGATGCTGTTCCAATTAATGCAGATCCAGTAGAACGTAAAATTCTAATGGTTGCTCCTGCAGAACAATAAACATTCTCATTCCAAACTACATGGACATAACCAGTTCTACCTGTTCCAATACCACTGGTTCCGCCACCACCAACAGAAATTATTGATGATAAGTTTGGATCTTCAAAGAAAACAGCCACTGGAGTTGCGGTCCCAAGTCCAGTATTATTTGCACCATTTCCAGGAGAATCGGTTCCAGTATTCAGTCCAGCAACAGGGACTAAAACCTCATCATAATATGAAGAAGAAAGTCCAGAGTGCTCGGATGTGCCATATCTTCTATAAATCCAACCACGTACATCAGCAAAGGTATTCCAAGGTGTTCTGTTTCTATCTACACTATGCTTATATTTTGGAATAGCATAATTATTTGCTGCTGTTTCAGTAGTTGTTGAGATGCCCCAGAGTGCCATTCTTTTTACCTTTACTAATTTGTTTCGTAGAAGTATTTATAAAAAATGGGGAGTATAGATTTCTCCCCATTTATTAATATTTTATTTTATTTTACTTTTGATCTTATTAAATTTTGTGCTTGAATGAGAACAAATGAAACAATTCCATTTGCTTTAACTCTTGGATCTGCTCCAAGAACTTCTGATACTGCTAAAAGAGCACCAAGAGCAAGTTGAACATTTGCTGCGCTAAGTCCTTTTACTGTAGCAAGAATAAATGCGGTAGTCATAATAACCTCTATTGTAATAAGTGAAACCTGAGTTATTTATCTATAGATTCACTTGTAACAGGTACTCCTTTATTCAATTGTGCCATTCGATCCATTGTCTGCTTTTTCTGAATCTGAACTAACTGTTTTTGTCTTGCAAATTCAGCAGGATTTGATTTTGTTGTTTGCGTTGTAGGTTGTTGTTGATTCATATCAATTGCTTCACCCATTCCTCTTCTTGCTCTTTGTCTTCTGCGTTGTATTTCTTGCGTTGTTTGAGGTTGATTTACATTTTCAGGATCTCTAACTCCACTATACCTCCTCACTCTACCATGTTCCCTGGGTTCAGTTCTACTTTCACCTCTTTTTCTGTAACTACCTACATGTTGGGTATGAATCTTTGGATCACTACCTCTAGTTTCTCCTCTTTCTCCTTGAGTAGATCTTCTATGTTGTTCTAATGGTTCTAAATTTTTGGGATCATCATCAATATGAGAAACTTTTTGAGGTTGATATTTTTTAATATCATGCAGAGTTGCCTTTAGTTTTTTTCCAGGTGATCCAGATCCTGGCATATCACCAGTAAAGTGACCTGGTTTTATATCCATTCCACGTTTTTTATTATATCCAATATTTTGCAAATGTTGAAGTACGCTTTTATTATCAACTTTTTCATCTAAAGAAATCTCTTCTCTTCTAAATGCACCTCTGGCAGTATTTGGTTCTACAACTGCACCTCTTGCTTTATTAACTACATGTGGATTTGCTTTTGTAGTTTGAGTAAACTTTTTAGGATCTCTTAATGGAGAGAAATCCATAGTTTCTCCTTTTCCTAATTTTTCTTTATGAAAATCACCAGTAGATACTGTTCTTACAACTTCTCCACCTTCACCCTTAACATTAATCTTTGCAGGTTCAACTTTTGTTGTTTGTTTTTTTCCTGTTTTTGGATCTCTTAATTTTTTAGATCCAACTTCTCCTAATGCTGCTTGATCTAAATCTAACTGAACAAGATGCCTTGGTCTTCTTGGAGTTGATGGATTTTCTGCTTGTCTTGCTCTTCTTTCAGTTTTAGACAACTTTGCCTCATCAATAAAACTTTCTGCTACCTTTTTAGACATTTTAGTAGCAGTAGCATACATTACTTCTTTGCCACGCCCAGGATATCTTTTTTCAAAATCTTGTAGTTTAGACTTCATAGATTTTACAATTTCTTCTTTTTTTTTAGTTTCAGCGGAAGTTAAAGTTTTTTCTAATAAAGATTCCTCTGCCACTGTTTTTTTCTTCTTCTTCTTTGGTTTTTGAACATCCGCGTTCATTTGTCTCATCATTTTTACAACACTAGAAGTTCTTGATTTTTTAGATCCCCCTGAAGAAGAAGCATCAGTTATAGTTCTTGAGCGTAACTCTGGAATATTTTCTTCATGAGATTCACTTTTTAATCCTCTAAGTATTTCATCCGCTTTTTGTCTTAATTCAATTCCTCTTCTAGAAGTTCCACTCCTAACTGAAGAAGTTTTTGGTTTTGATGGAGTTGTAGCACTTCCCCAAGGATCTTCAATTGGTCCTGTTTTCTTTTTAGATGTTGCAGAAATCTTCTTGACTGGTTCTTGTTCACGATCAGATTTACTAACTTCACTTTGATTATTAGTACCACCTTCCATTTTACGAGCAATATTTCTTGCTCCTCTGGATACTGCTCTTGCACCTTTTGCAACTACCTTTTTTAACCCTCTTTTAAGAGCAGATCCTATTCTTCCAAGAAGACCTGGACGCGATGATCCAGAAGAAGATGATCCAGAAGAAGATGATTCAGACCCAGAAGAAGATGGAGTTGATGTTGTAGAAGAACCATATCTACCTCTATCATATCCAGATTTAAACTCTCTACCAACTGCCTTTGCTCCTCTTACTGCAGCACCAGCAACATATCCTGCACCACGAGCAACTGCTTTTCCTACTTTCTTAACAGCAGACTTAACTTTTTCAAGTTTATCATTTTTCCTTTCAATCTTTGTATCATGACCATAAGTTACTTTTGCTTCATTAAGAATTGCTACTGAAGTTTGAATTGACTCAATTAACATATCTTCAACTTCAGCAATCTCATAACCTTCTTCAAGGCACTCGTAGAAGAACTCTTCAACAACTTCTTCAATCAATTCATTTGATAAGAACATAAGTTCTGAATCATGAAACTCATCAAGAACTCCTTCAAACTCAACCATTTCAATCAATTCACCACCAAGATTAAAAACTGCTTCACCAATTTTCATAGGTGGATTAATTATGATTTTATTTTCAACTTTTTTTTCTTTAATTGGAGTTTCATTTTGATCTTTATTAACTATTTCAGAAAGATCTTGTCTCCAATTTGAATAACCTTCTTTGGTTACTCTTTTTTTTCTTTTACGAAGTTCTTTAAAATCAACAGCAGTAAGTTTTCCATAAGGAGGTGCCTTATCAAGAACTGCTTGATTTCCTTTTAGTTCCTCTGATACTTTTTTTCTTTTTGATATTACAGCACCACGAATATCTCTACGATGCTGAAGATACTTATCAAACTTTGTATTCTTCTTGCCATCATTATCAATATCATCATCTTCTTGTCCTACAGGATCTAATGCTTCAGTTGTATAAACAACCTGATCCAAATAAACCTTTGAAATATCGTTGAGAATATTATTAGACATTAGAATAAATGCTTTCTTTTATTTTCTTATACTTATTTATGAAATTAACACCATATGCTTTACCACCTGCTTGAAGATTTTCTTTTCCTGTACCAACTGTTCCTGGAGTCATTTTTGCTGCATATTTAAAATATCCTTTTGTTCCTGCTAAAGTGTTTGGTTTTCCTGGCAATCTATACATACTATTCATTTTGACTTCAGTATATTCTATAAGATCTTTAATCCAAGACTTAAACATAATATCATTTTCTGTTACACAGATTAAATAATTTGTTCCTCTACGAATAATTTTTCCAACTAATCCAGTATTTGTATTTTCTACAATATTTCCAATTTTAAAAATTTTATCTTGAATATAATTTTCTCTTAAATTTTTATAGTCAAGTTCTGGGGCAACTTCCCAAAGTTTATAATTTTCTTTTACATTTGTCTTAAATCCCATTCCTTTTCTGACATCATTAAACAATCTTCTGGTTTGAGTTTCATCAAAACCTTTAGGCATTCCTCTACCAAACTCTCTAAAATCATTATCTGCTGCTGCTTTTCTTAACATTGCAGATGATATTCCAGAACTATCTTTTTTAGAATCAAAATTACCAGTAGGAATTACGTTTATCTCAACAAATTGATAAAACTTTCCATTATACTTATTTGATAAATTTTGCACTTCTGCTTGTCTATCAGATCCAACAATAATATTTAAATTTTGATATCCATCTTCATTTGCAGATATTAATGCATCAAATATGGTTTTCATTTCAGGATTATTAATAATATCATCAGCATACTTAGGAAACATTTTTCTTAAGTAAGTTACTTTTTTATTTGTATCTAAAGGTGCCAATTTAGAATCTTGAGTTCTTGATGGATAAATTCTAATCTCTCCACCAGCAGCAATTCTTTCTGCTTCAGTAAATAATTTTTTATGCTCTTTTGTTGGAGGATTAAATCTTCCAAAAACAATCGTCAAATATTCATCTTCGCCAGGAAGTTCTTGTTGTTTTTTTCCTGCCGCTTGAGGAAATACTTGTTGAGAGTTTGCTGCCTGTGCTTGTGATTGTGCTGTTTGTTGAGGTGCTGATGTTCCTGGTTTTGGTGGAATATCTCTCTGCCCTACTCTCTGTCCTTTTGTAAAAAATTCAAGTTTCCCTTTTACTGTTTTTGCAACAAATTCGCCTTGAGCATTATACCAATCTCCGTGACCATCACCAACCAATCCAAGTTTTTTTGCTTGTTCAGATGCTCTTGTTTCTTTTGCTTCTATAATAAATTGAGAAAATTTCTTCATCTTATAGGGTTTCTAATTATTTATATTCTTTGTAAAAATGCTCCAGTTATATTTGGTTCAAAAAATTTAGATGATAATTTTTTATTTGCAAATTGAATTTTAAATCCAGGATAATTTGGCATAAGAGCCGAAGCATTTGAAGAACTTGGAACAATAGTTAAATAAACATCATTTTTCATTCTAATTATATCAGAAGATGTTTTTGTATATACAATACTTGAATTTAATTCTAATTTATAATCTTCTCCACTTTTTCCAGTTTTTCTAATTTCTGTAAAATCTCCTGGATTATATGAATTTATTAAAATATAATCAATTTTATTTTGTTTTTCTCCAAAACAATATTTTTTTATTTCCCCAACAGTAGCAAGTAATTTTATTCCTTCTATTTTTTTTCCAGTGGTTGGATCTTTAATTTCAGTTCGTCCTGCACCATTTTTAGAAATCTGTATTTGATTTGTTATAACTAAATGGTCCATAATATTTTTTGCTGCAATATATTGACTTACACTACTCCAAAATGAAAAGTTTTTTTTCTTAAGTGAAATGTTTATATTTTCAGTATCCGTTTTTATTCTTACGTCAGTTTTTCCTAATTCTTGACCTACTCTTTCAATAGATTTTATTGGACCTACTGTATATTTTTTTTTATTATTTTCATATATTCCCAATAACAATCTTGGGTTAAAAACATTTGGCAATCCTACTTCAGTTTTAGCTTCGTTTAATTTATCAATTGCATCATTAATAACAGAAGTAAAATATTCTTCATTCAAAACACCAGGTCTTAATAGTTCTGGAAGTTTATCTTTTAATGAACTTTTTGATGATTTAAATAATATCTTCACAGTCTTAACTTGTTGTTGCAAATTTAAAATAAAATTAATGCCAACAATATTAGATTTCTCAGATGTGGTAAAAACTTTCCTTTTTCCCACCAAAACATCTATAGAAAATAATTTTGCCACATCATCGTATATTTTTTCAATATTTGATGCGTATGGAGGTTTAACGATAATCAAGACCTTAGAATCTGATGCTTTTTTTAAATCAAAATAATTACTTCTTATATGTGGATAATTTTTATTAGTTTGGACTTTTCCAGAAGTTAATATACTTATAACAGTTCTTGCATCTAAAATTCTATAAGTTGTACTATCAATAATCGCCATATAAAAAATCCCCTCTTTCCTGTATTTAGAAAAGAGAGGAAAGATATAAGATTTATTTTACCAATCAACCAATAATGGAGTTTCTCCACTCTTCACTCATATTCACCATAATTGCTTCTGCTGCTTCTGGTGTCTCTGCATAACCTTCATCGATTAAATGTGAAAGGATAATGTCGTAGATGTCAAAATCTTCTTTACGGATAATTTCTTTTGATGGTTTTGACTTCATTCTTGGCATTGTAACTGATTGTGGTTCTCCTGGACCTTCAGTAGCTCTAGTAACAGCAGAAGCAGTACGACTTCCTTGTTTTGTGAATAATGGAGAAAAAGGTCTTGTTGCGTAAGGTTTTTCTCTATCCATTCTTTGAGAAACTGTCTCAACACTTCCATCTTTTCTTTTACTCGTTGAAGATGGAGTTGCACGAAGTTTCCAGTCACTCTTGAACTTATCTTCAGAACCATAACCAGATTTGCCAGCACTTGATGCTGCTTTTTTTTGTGCTGCTGCTTTTGCATCTGCTCTGACTTCAGCACCAGTAGGACCTGGTTTATAAGGTTTTACTCCAGGAGCTCTTTCTTCAGAAATCATACCACACTCTTCCATTTCCTCACGAAGATCTTGATCGTAAATTGCAAGGTAAGAAAGAGATGCTTCTCTTAAAATTTTAGAGTCCATTTTTTTACAAATACTTTTTTAGTTATTTATAAAAAAAATCTCCTACAAAAGGAGGTTGGAATCAAAGCGTATGTTTTTCAATTTGACTATCAAGTTCTGCAATCACTCCGCGAATGTCAACAACCCGAGGAGGAACACTTACGTCATCATAAGTATATCCTTTCTGAGCATCAAAGAGAACTTGACGAACTGCCACAGCAGAGCGGACATCAAGATTAAGTGTTACTCCAGTTTCTTTAGTCACAGGTCTCCCTCCTTACGATTTTCAGAACGATAAACATCAAATGCACCTTCAGGATAACGAGCACTCAACTTTTCATAATTCATTTCCATAATCTCACGGAAATTGGTATCAAGTGCCATACATGCTTGAGCAATGTACCAACAAATATCTCCAAGTTCACGTTTCATATGAAAAATATTTTCCTCAGTATAAGGTTTACCTTGAAGGATGATCTTCTTCACAACTTCAGTAAACTCACCTGCTTCGGCAGTCATACCAAGAGCAGCAGTCAAAAGACGAGGAACATCTGCATCATTTGTTGCTTCCAGTTCTGTCATACGAGCAAGTAGTTGTGCAAAGTCACTACTTGCAGGACTTGTAGTTTGACGAACAAACTCAATATACTTATCACTATCAATAACTTTTTTATCAGCCATTAGAATTTAAATCCCTCAAATGATTTTTTAGGTTTCTTTTCTTCGTAATTATACTCTTCTTCCTTTCCATTGTCAATAATATCTTGTTGAGCGGATTGTTCTACATCATATAATCTCATTTTTGCCCTATCAATACCAACCACAAAACGTTTATGAATGGTTGGATCATTATAGCGGTTCTTCAGTTGTTTGACTAAAATTTGTCCCAACCCCTCCAACTCTTCAGTACTAATCAAAGCAAACATTAAGTCGGCAGTGGCAGGAAGTCCAAATGATTCAGAAGTATCAGTAAGTTCAACATCAGAGTTACCATAACCACTGCGGGTAGTTTGAGTAGCAGAAACAATGGGAACACTAAATTCAACTGCAAGTCCGCGAAGTTCCTCTGCAATTGATTTGACTAATGTATAGGAATTGACGTTGCCACCTCCTCTAAACCGAGAGGAAGAGCAAATATTAAGATAGTCAATAAAAATAATATCAGGTCTAAATGATTTCTTAAGAGCAAGTTCATTGAGAAGTGCTTTGAAATGCCCAGAATGAGCAGAGGCAGTTGGATACTCTTTGATAATCAAAGTTCCTTGTGTTTTCTTGGCAAGATTATTTACCTTACTCTCAAACATTGATTTTGGAAGTTCTCCAATATCCTGAATAGGAACGTTCAAGAGGTTTGCGTCAATCCTTTCTGCAATGCGCTCCTCTGCCATTTCAAGCGTAATGTACAATACGTTCCGTCCCTGGAGCAAGACGGAGCTAGCAACATGGCACATGAATAAAGATTTCCCGACACCCGTACCAGCAAGTGCGATATTGAGAGTTTTGTTAGGGATACCACCCTTTGTGATTTTGTTAAAATATTCGAGATCAAATTCAATTTTTTCCTCCTTTTTATGATAAGACTCATAACGTTTTTCGTAATCCTGAAGATAATCGTGCCCCACATGAGCATCAAAACTTACTGCAAGAGCATCAGAGAGAATTGAGGGAATACTATCACGATTTTTCTTTTCATCCTTACCATCAGCAATATGAATAGATTCCATCAGAGCAAGATAAATTGCTCTATCACGACACCATTTTTCGGTAGTATTTACCAACCATTCAAATTCAACAGGAACATCATCAAGACATTCAATCAGATGAACGATTTCTTTGAATGAATCATCATTAATATCTTTACGCTTTTCTACTTCAATACACAGAACTTCTTTTGTTGCAAGTTGATTATACTCTTGAATAAATCTAAGAATTTCTTCAAATACAATTTTTTGGTTCGTATCTTCAAAATATTCTGCCTTTACAAAAGGTATAACTTTTCTTGTATATTGTTCATTATGTAAAAAGTTTCTTAGAATAAGAAATTCAACTTTATCCATGAGGCATATCAAATACAAATGTTATTCTTGTCTCATCACCGATGTTTACGGTTCCATGAGGTAATTTATTATTAAACCACAAAAGAGTTCCTGGTTCAACAATGGTGGTATCAGTGCCACAAAAATATTGATATCTACCAAGAATAGAAAGATGATATCTATCCCTTGTTAGATAATATGATCCTTCGTCAATATGAGCACCAACGATTTCATCAACAGGAAGGGAAAGAAATCCACAACGATGTATTTCTCTATTTCCAAAGTGCTTGCGTATAATCTTTCGTATTTCACTGTGATGTTCGTATGCTGGAGTTTTGATATTGATTTCAGAATCTCCAACAAAGTCTTCTTTTTTCTTGACTCCTCCCATTATAAGTTGAAGAGCACTTACTGGCAAGTCAGCAAATCCCCTATCAACTAAAGATTGAGAATCTTTAAGTTGTTTTTGATGATCCCAATCTTGCGGATATTTTTTAAGTTGTTCTACAACTTTAGATACATTGATTCCAGTTTTGAGAATTTTGATCATTTGCCATAACTAAATTCACCTTTAGCAATTACATCTAATTTCTGCATTACTTCTTCAGTGAAATATTTTTCTGGATTTTTGAGAATCTCTTTAGCATAGAGCTTCTTTCCATCAATTTCATAACGTCCTGCAACGTTTTTCCACATACCACCAAGTTCACCTAATTCAAGCAAACCATAATACCTATCAAGACCACGCTCATCATAAAACAAACGAATTTCAACCTCTTGGTTTTCCTTACTTAAACGCGACTTAGCAGTCTTTGCCTTGATAATATTTCCGATGACTTCCGTTCCATCCTTCTCTTTTTTCTTTGAGAGATGAATAATGGTAGAAGCAGCGTACTTAAGACCACTGCCACCTCCCATCTCCTTAGTAGGAACATAAGCACCGATAACATCGTAGGTATGATTCGTAACGATCATTGGAATGTTTGCTTGACCAAGTTTCAAAGTAAGCATACGGAATGCACCTTTGATGAGTTGTGATTTGGTCATATCACGAACTTCTTTATCATTCAAAGCATCAGTAATCTCCTTACTTGTTGAAAGCATTCCTAAAGAGTCTAACACAAACATACAAGGACTGCGTTCCCCTTCTGGTTTCTTCAGATAAAGGTCAACCGCTTTAAGTGCCTTACCACGAAACTCTTCTACTGTAACCACATTTACAACCACAAGGCGAGAAGTATCAATTCCACGAGATTCTAAAAGAGATTTAGTGATAGCAGCCTCAGTGTCAAAGTAGAGGCAGTAACCATTGGGATGAGTATCAAGAAAGTTCTTAACCACGGCGAGAGAGAAAAAAGTCTTTCCAGTAGAAGACTCTCCAGCAATAGCAGTAATCTTATTCCCAGATACACCACCAAAAATGCTACCTGAAACCAGTGCATTAAAAATGTATGAACCCGTATCAACATAAGTCTCAGTCTCATCAATATCGGAAGCGAGTTGAGTATAGTCACCTCCGATTTCTTTTACAATATCTTTCAAAAAATCCATAATACTCCTTACATAAAAAATGATTCTAAACTATTTGTTTTTTCTGTTTTCCATCCAATTGCATCAAGAATAATCTTAAGTGGTTCTAAAAATGCTTTCTCAAATTGTAAGTCATAATCAATGTATTTGTCAAGATTTAGTTCTTTTGGAAATTCCTGAATGAACGAAATAATATTTTCATGTATACTATTTGGTTTTTTGAGATAAACAAACTTAATTTTTTCGCCATTTTGAATAAGTGAATATTTATTGGTAAGATTTTTTTGTTTTATGTAATGATTAAAAAGTAATGCACCTCGAACATGGATGGGTGTTCCTTTAATATAAATTAATGAAGATGATTGATATTTTTGAACGTCAGATGCTGAACGAGGGAATGAAATTTGTTCGGGTGAAAGTTTTTTGAATTCTTCCCGACTTTTATCAATAAATGCAATCACCTGTTCTTCAGTTCCACTCATCATTAGTTTAAGAGCATCCTTAATCATCTGGCGACAGGGGGCAGGAGTAGAAGATTTGACAGCTTCAATACCCATCATCTTGAGTTTGGGTTCTGTATATGCCACTCCCTCACTATTCCACACATTCAAAATATAACGTTTCTTAGCAGTCCAGATTCCACGATCAGCAATATTCTCTCGCTTCATCTGCATCTTCTGGTCATAGGCATTTACATAGTCTGCCAATTCTTGGTAAGAACCTTCAATATACTTTTCAAGTTCCAACGAAGCGACCTTATCAAGGAACGAAACAATGCTTTCAGTAGTTTTCTCTCTTCCCTTGAATACAGTTTCAACCACAGGACCCATATTAAGATAAATGGAGTCGGTATCAGAAGCAATAACATAATCTACATTCTCAGTTTTAAGAAGTTTGTTAATATAGGCATTCATCTTAGATTCGATCCAACGAATAGAAACCTGCCCCGAAAGAGTGATTGCCTCAGCATTTTCAAGTTTATAATAACGGAAATACTGATTACCAATAGCGCCATAAGCAGAGTTGAGAGAAATCTTCTTTGCCATCTGAATGTTATTGCATCGTGCAATTTCCTTCTCTAATTCTTTTGTTTTGGTTTTTTCATATGCTTTCTTTGCTTCAATCATCTTCTTTTTGAAGATGACCCGCTCGTTATACATTTTCTCCATGAGTTCTGGAAGCATTCCCCGAACATCTTTACGGAACATTGCACCATTTGCACATACTGCATAATCTTTATATCCGTCAAAGTTAAGTTCTTGATTGAGAATCTTATCAACAGTTGCAGTAGGATGTCTTTCATCCACCAAAGTTTCTGGCGAAATATTATATTGCATAATCAAGTGTGGATATAGACTATTAAGGTCAAAGTTAACCACCCAATCATACTTTCCTGGAATCGGTTCTTTTACATAAGCACCAGCATACTTTTCATTCTTTTGGGACTTATTCTTTGGTGGAATTACAATATCACGCTTTTTGAGATAATTATAAATGATATTATCCCACATACGAACCTGATAGAATACATCAACATAATTCACTTTGGCATCATAAGCCATCGTAAGTGCAAGTTCAATCAGTTTCATCTTGTCTTCCAGACGGTCAACAAGTTCTACGTCAACGATGTTATATTCAATAAACTTTTGCCAACCTTTTGTATAGAAGTCTTTGAATGTATCAAATTCAGAGTGATCCAGTTTTTTCTGCCCAAGTTCTACTTCTGCAATATAATCCAGACGATATGATTCCTGTGCCTTATAAGTGAACTTCTTATAAAGATTCAAGTAATCAAGTTGAGTCACACCACCAACATCAAATGTTGTGTGTTTACGTCCATTGATATATGTTTCTCCTTCAGTTACAAGTCCCCAAAGAGAAAGACGCTTCATCAACTTTTCACCAAGAACGCGATTAAGTCTCTTAGCAATATAGGGAATATCATATAATTCAATGTTCCAACCAGTAATTACTTCTGGAGTATTTTGCATCCAGTAATTAATGAAAGAATTCAATAGTGCATATTCAGATTCGCAGAGATGATAAGTCACATCTTTACGAACATTATTGAATGGTTTTACTCCCCAAGTAATAATTTTCTTAGTTGTATAATCCTGAATAGTAATTGCAAGAATTTCTTCAACACAAGATTCTACATCAGGGAATCCCTGTTCAGATGCAACCTCAATATCCAAAGTTACAAGTTTGATTTTACTAATATCAAACTTGATTTCATCCTCTGGATACTTTTCAGAAATATACTGATAGATGTACCTATCATTTCCATAGATTTCAAATCCATCTACAGCATCATACTTCTTATAAAATTCTCTACAATCACGAACATATCCTGGTTGAATAGGTTCTACATATTCTCCACCTAATGTTTTATATTTGGATTCTTTTTTAGATTTTACAAAGAGTGTGGGAATAAACTCATCTCTTGTTTCAAAACTTTTACCATTCTCATAACCACGAACTAAAAATTGATTTCCAATCAATTGAACATTAGTGTAAAACCGCATTACTTAATCAATCCCTCATATTTTTCAAGAAGTGTTGGAGTTGGATCTGCGAGCGTAAGAATCTTATCCGAACTTATCATAAATGTATCTTGTTTAGTATAACCACAAAGGAAGGGTTCTAATGTTGGGTCATATCCATTTTCCTTTGTTATTAAGAATGGTTTTACTAATTTACAATCAGGTTCACCAATATCAGCACCAACTTCTTCAATCTGACTGATTAGAATCAGATTGTTCAATAGTGCCAGCACTTTCGTTAGTTTCTTTTCCATAATTGATTACATCCTCAGTGTACATTTCAGTAAGTTTAGCAATTGGTTCTACAATAGTTACAACCCAATCTGCAGGAACAGGAATTACTTTGTCAGCAGATAAAGGCATCCATGGGTAAAGAGAAACCTCAAAAGCTGCTTTTTTCTGTTCTTCTGTGCTTTGTTCAGTAAGAACATTTGGATTTCTCATTTTTACAATGCAAGGTTTGTTGAGAAGATATCCAATCACTCTTCTTTCATCTCCTTCTCCTGCAACCATTTCTTGAACGTCTGCAATCAAATCTTCTCCAGACTTAAGTAGCAAAAGTTTAATAGTCATTTTTACTCCATACCTCTTAGTATTATAGCAATAAAAAAAGGAGGAGTCAACCTGGATTTTGCCAGGTGCTCCTCGCGGCGACGATATTCAATTGTATTTATCTTTTTCTTTTAAACTTACAAACTTTCTTTCCAGGTAACATTGCATAGGTTGTTGTTTTTCCATAACAATTTGGTTCTGGTGGTTTTGCATCAGCGCCAAAATCACCCTTCATTTCCTGGATGATCTGAGTAAACTCCCGAAACGATTTCATAGACCTTCTTCTTCTGATGTTCTGGAATAACTCTATTTAGTTTGATAGTGAGTAATCCATCAGCAAAGGAAACATCCTTAACTTCTACATCATCAGATAAAGTCCAAGTACGAGTAAATGATCTCTTTGCCAATCCTTGATGCAAGTATTCTTCACCTACATCATCAGATTTCTTTGCCTCCACAAAAAGTTTATTCCATTCTGTAGTAACTTCAATTTCTTCTCTCTTAAATCCAGCAAGAGCAATTTCCAACCTAAAAGTAATACTATCTTCTTTTACAAGATTATATGGTGGATAGTTTGTGTGCGTCTCAAACGCAGTATCAAACCTTCTAAACCACTCATCCATTCCAATACTATTTCTTTGAATACCGGCCAAATACTTTGCAGTTTCTGGTACAGATAGTGTAAGCGAATTTGTTCCGAACATAATAGACCTCCTTGAGCGTCTTAGTAGTAATTGGACCCTTTCGGCATCCACTACTAATTATAAGAGATTATAAAAAAAGCGGGATGTTGTTTCCCGCTCCTTTTTATTCGGTTTCCTGGGTCTTACCCTTTTTGCCAATATTATACTTTTGCTCCAGAATCCATTCTCCTTTGTCCTTATATGCAAGAACTTTAATTTGATTGAGTGGTGCAATATCAGAAACAGATTCTTCTTTTACGATAGTAATCAGTCCCCAATCAGCAAGCAAACGAACAATACGATTACGACGTTGAACATCATTTACTGTTAGATTGGCGTGTTTGCCATCAAGAGCAAACAACTCTTTAAAGTGAACAATGTAGTACCTACCCTGCTTATGCAGAATATGACAGGACTGATAGAGTTTCTTTTCCTTACGTGACGCAACTCCAATACGGGTTAAAGTCTCACGGACTTTTAGAAAGTCGTCGGGTTCATTAAGAATTACCTCTACCATTTGATCCTGAGACCAATGGACTACAGGTTCTACTGTTTGTTGAGCAGTAGTCATTTTTTTCCTCCAATTTCAAGTCTTTTTTTAATGAAAGCAATTTGTTCTTTTGATAAGATTTTCAGAGCTTGGGATGCTTTTTCATTACTATATCCATAGTATTGTTTAACACATTCTAAGTCTGTGATTTTATCCTTATGGAGCCAGGGAGAAAATCTCTTCTTTTTCCTTAGACTATTTAGATAAAACGAATATTGCATATCTTTATCCAAAAAATGATGCTTATTCATTTCATTAGCAAATAATACACAATCAATGTGTCCAGACAAACAGCGATTGATAATATATGGAGGATAATTTTGAATATTTTCAGACAAATCTTCCTTTGTAAAGTTAATTGAATTCAACCAATCCTTTAGTTCCATAATTAAAAAGCAAAAGTTCTTTACGTTTTTTCTGTTCACGCATATATTCACCAACTGATCTCATTGTGTATGTTAGATCAAACTCTGCAGCATTCCAATTTTTGAATCTATCTTTTACAAGTTGATCTGAATTATAACTAATCAACTGATCCATATTATTAGCATCGCAATCGGCAGCAAACTTATCGTGATCAAATCCTTTGTGCATTGATCCCTTATTCCCATAGAGATTATCCTTAATATCATAAGGAGGATCGAGATACATAAAAGCATCTTTGTTTCCATCCATCAGGTAATCATACGAGTAATTAGTTATGCGCCAGTTAGCAATCAGTTTAGAATATTCTGGCAACTTTTCAATTCCCCGCAAGCTGAAGTTGGAGTTAGATGCTTGTGCAGAAAATGAAGAACTCTCCGTAAGACCACTGAAACTACATTTATTAACAATATAGAAAGCCACGGCACGATTGAAATTTGGAATAGTCTTGTCATTGATCCTTTCCTTAGAATTTAGGAAAAGTTTTCTTGCTTCATCTTGAGTATTGCACATACTTTTAAAAAATGCAAGCATATTGGAAAGATCAGAACCAAACATCTGGAGTTGTTGCCAGAAGTTTACAAGAGGTTCATACAAATCATTCACCCAAATATTCAATTCAGGATACTTTTTGGTGATATAAATCGCAACACTTCCACCACCAAGAAATGGTTCACGAAACTCATCATAATTGCGAAGGTCGGGAAAATAAGGTCCCATCTTTTCACAGGCACGGGACTTACCTCCAGGATATCTTAAAGGTGTCTTAAGAGATTTCATTTGAATTCACACTCACACATCAATTCTGTAAGTGCTGCTAAAAGGTTAATTTCTTGATCAGCCACGAACGCAATTTGGTATTGGTACTTAGCAATAACAAGAACGGCAGCGGGGATAGACGCGGGTGAAAGACTATCATAGCAGGCGTCATATACC